GGGTATGTGGATTTACCTGTGGTTTTTTCATTCATCCAACCACTCCTTTCATTGCTTTGCATGTGGATTTAGTTGTGGTATAATTCCCCTTGCAAGTCGTGTTTCTAAGGATAGCCCTTAACTGGGCTGTCCTTTTATTCAATTGTCAAGGTACATAATTTAAGCAAACTCTACTTGAGACCTTCAGGCCATTCCTGAATGAAATTGTCTCCCATCAATTCCTTAAGAGAATTTTTCATAAATATTGGTATTCTGGTAATACTTGCGGCCTCAACAATATTTTCAACCCATTCACGCTTAGGCACTATTTTGTCTTTTCTATTTCCAGTCTCAGCGCCAATAATTATCCATTTTACATTTCCGAAAGAACCTAAACCCGCATCAAGAGGTTCTAATAAAGGTTCAATGCTAAGAAACGTATTGTCTTTAAAGCGTCCTGGATATCGCAGAGAATTTTTGCTTGTGACAGTGCTGCCATACCAAAAGTTGTTGCTCGCTGGCAATTTATCCGTGTTCGCAAGTTCACACAGACGCTTTGGATTTTTTGTAAGGAATAAATATTTATGTTGTGGCGCTTTCTCGCAAGTTTCAAAGACTTCCTGAATCCATTCATCAGGTATCCAATCTCCGAATAAATCTGCCATACTACAAACAAATATCTTGCGTAGACGTGTCTTTCTGATGGGTTCTTCAAGCCGATAACGGTGAAAGGTTGGTATAAAACCGTAAGGATAAGGCGCTTTAGGCCATTTCCCCAATCTTTCCTTTGGTGCAATATACAGTGGTTCTTGAAGTTCTCTTATGGGGTTATCTGTTGTTAAAATTGTATCGTAATGGGTGTCTCCTTCGCTATCTGTCCACCCCTTAAATCTATTTGCAATACGTCTGGCATAGCAGTAATTACAATTATGTAAGCATCCCGTGACAGGATTCCAAGTGCTATCGCACCATTCAATTTTTGATTTATTCATTCAAGTATCTCCTTTCGTATGTTCACCTAACCAATCCCAGATCCATTCCGCCAGCTCCAGAGAAATAGCTTTTTGCAATAACTGTTGCCATCAATCCCACATCTGCCCTTCCATGGTATTACTGCTCATACATGTAGCAAGAATACTCTCAGCCTGACTTTCTTCCATCTCCTTTATTCTTGCCCTTAAGGTCTCTATCTCTCTGTCCTTGGCTCTTAATAACCTGACATAGCTCTTTGCCATACTCTGTACCTGCTCTTGCAACAGCTCCATTTTCCTTGCCTCAGTCATGATCATCGCTCCATTCCGTAGAATTTCATATAGTTCTTGTTAAACATCAACTTTGTCATTCCGGTTCTTCCACTACGCTGCTTAGCAATGATGATTTCAAGTTCAACCAGTTTTGCTCCGATTGTTTCATCAGGATCCGGATTGTGTAAGAAGATGACATTATCTGCATCTTGCTCAATAGCTCCGGTTTCTCTTAAGTCATACAACCGAGGCCTTTTATTTGTTTTCTGGCCTTCACGATTAAGTTGAGACAGAGCTATTACTGGAATATCCAGGTTAGTACTCAGCAGTTTGAGTTCCCGGCTGATGAAATCCAATTCCTGCCGACGCGATTCATGCCTTGCAGATGATTTCAAAAGTTGCAAATAATCCACTATCACAAGATCAAGCTGACCGAGTTCCCTTTTGCGCTCACATTTATTTCTGATTTCCTGAATAGTGTTACTGGTCTGATCAATCGTGATAGGCAACCTTGCAACCCTTTCTGAAGCCTGGGCAAGCTCCTTGCTAGCCTGATCCCATACAACACGAGGATTCCTCATCATTTCAGCCTGTATAAGCTCAGTCTGGGCAAATAACCTTGAGCCTATCTGTATACGATTCATTTCAAGAGAGAAGAATTCGACTTTGAATCCATTCCTCGCTGCGTTATGAGCAATATTCAAAGCAAAAGCCGTTTTTCCCGTCGAAGGACCAGCTGCAATAATAGTCAGTTCTGAATTCCACAAACCACCTGTAAATGCGTCTATATCTCTGATGCCAAATTTGATAGGTTTTATTTTTTCGGTTGCCACACCCTCCATATAATCCATGACTTCAACAGCTATTGTCAGCATATCTTCAGGCGATCGCTCCAATTTTGGCAAGGAAAGATCAAGTTTCCCCTGTATGTACTGAATAACTTCATGTGGTTTGTCAAAGCGCTTTTCATTAAGTTCCTGGATAATATTTCTGGCTGTAACAACAGCTTGTCGCTTAAGAGATAGTGTTTTCACGATATTCACATGATTTTTAATCCCCTGCATGATAATGTTGCTTGCCATTATCTCAGCAACTTCAGCCATATCAATGCCGCTTTCTGCAGAGACACTGATCAAGTCCACTGATTTGTTCTTAATCCAGAGTTCCTTGATTGCTCTGAAGATCTGTCTCAGTTTAGTGTCATAAAAATCACTTGGCTCTAGTGCATTAGCACAATATCCGACTGTATCTCTGTCACTAAGCATACAGGCAATCAGGTTTTGCTCAGCCTCAAGATTAACCCACTCGTTTACCGATTCCTGTGAAGTCGACATACTGAGGATCACCCCTTTGTGAATTGTCTTTCTTTTCCCAGGTTCTAACCGCTGCCTTCCAGTCCTTCATCTTGTTTTTCCCTATGTACCAGCCTTTAGCACTGTAAAAGTCGTACCATTTCTGAGGATCTACACCGTTTTTACGCTCTTTGCAATATGCAGCAACCTCTTCAAGCGTTGGAGGTACAAACCCGTGCGACTTGCTCGCACTATTATTACGATTCGGATTGGATTCGGATTGGATTGGATTACGGGGGTATATGATATCATCTGATATCATATGCTTGCAAGTTTCATCATAAGCAGGGTATTTACTCTTCTTTGCTCGTATCTGCTGATGTTTATCCCAAGTTACCAATTGCAGGTACGGTCTTCCGTCATACTCGTACACGGTTACAATACCTACCGTCGATAGCTTATGTAGGGCATCAGAAACTTGTTTTTCAGTTACGGTCTTTAGAGGAAATAACCTTGACTTTAATATGGCAGGTCTTGCATCAAACCTCCCGTAATCATCACAATTAACGATCAGGCGGTAGAAGAATACCTCCTCGAACCAGGACAACTGGTCTAATGTGTCTGATGTGCAAATTGATTCTTTTATAATCCTGTTTGGCATATTAACTCCTCCACCTTCATTAATAAAAGATAATCTCAATTCTTCCCGATCCTTCACACACGGCTCCTGTCCACGCCTTCACGGTTCTCTCCTTAGCTTGCTTTCTCTTTTCTGCAAAGTTCCGGCAGATTTGCTCTGACCAATGCCTCTGCGAATGGTGGCGGTACCGCATTACCGCAACGGGCAACCTGCTCTTTTTTCGGATATGGTTTTCCGGTATAATCCTTGTCGATGATGTAATCATCCGGGAAGCCTTGGGCTCGGAACAACTCCCGCGGCGTCAACATCCGCATACCAATGTCAACTATCTGATATTCCTGACCGGCCACGGTGATGATCCCGAACCTGTCTTTACTCGTGATAGTTCGAAGCGGCTCGTCCAGGCGCTGGCCTATATCGCCACCATTGCCGTAGTAGGTCATTAGGAAAGCCTGAACCTCCGCGAAGTGCCCCGGCGATGTTGTGATGGTGTGGAGCGGTTCCTTCGGTGACTGGAAAAATGTTGCCTGACGGCTTATCCCACTTTTTTCTTCGCTGTTCTTCCTTATACCGTTGAATAACCCAGTTAAGGATCGCTCTCCGTGATACTGAATCAAGAATGGTGCCGCTTCGCGTACAATAAACGGCTCAGGGTTCTCGATGACAAACTTCTGGATTCCCCTGGCTATCCTGCGTAGTGTCTTCTCTGCGAGGGGTCTCTCCCTCTCAAAGATGCTTGGGCAAGGCAACGACCAGTCTATGATTTCTGCCGCCGTCCTCCACGGCTTCAACCGGCCGCAGCGGACCTCCAAGCTGTCGGGATCCCCGTGTGTTGGCTCCGGCCAGACAATAGG